AGGAGGTCGGAAGGCGTGTTTCGCTTACGAACTCGCGCTTTGACTTTGAGGGCGGGAGCCCTCACCTCGTAACGGTGCAAGTCCCTTGAGTATCGGGACCGTACCGCGGAGGTGCCATTGCAGAAAGTTGCAAGCGCGCACACAGACAACTCCTCCCTGGAAGACGGAAGCTCGATCCTCATTGAGGTCTCGACTTCGTCAGCCAGGAACGCCGCAAGGTGCCAAAAGCCCTTACGGTGCGCGTTGTTGGATTGCTCCGCCAACGCGAAGGTGTTGATTCCCATCTGTGTGCCAGCCTCATGTGAGACGTATGCAGGGGTCACATCGTAACCCTTGTATGCATCCATCCCACAGCTCTCCCTAAAGTAGCCGTCGATATGGCACTTGTCGGGGTTCACCTTCAGTTGTAGAAACTGAAGGAGGAGGCTGATATACGGGACTGAGTCACGAGGGACAATAAGATCGTCCCCGAAGACTCGGATGTTCTTAGCGTAGTGTCTGATCAAACCCCGTGTAAGCTTTCGCCTGGGGTTCAACCATGTATGCGCCGCGGCTATGGACACCGCAGCATACACGTGGCTTTGAACAGGAAAGGTCACCGCTGAGCCCATTGGGGCAAACTTGCGGATCTCCTCGTAACGCCATATGATCCGATCATCGATATAGTTTGATCGTGACCGTATGAGCGCCTCGAGGAAGATAGGCCGACTCTCGAACATAGCTTCCACGACCCACAGTGACAAGCGATCGCTCGCCGCTGATAAGTCAATGGTTGCTAGGAGACCGCTCTTGGAGGCTGCTAATGCAGCCTTTCGGGACGGCTCCTGATCGTTGAAGTCGATCATGGCCTTTGCGGATGGGGACATGTTTTCCCTCATCCACCTCATCAGTCCTTGTTGTATAAACTGATGAGCCACCGGTTCCGACGCAATGAGTCTCGGTTTGTCATACGTCTTTGGCACGGCAAGAAGCCACGCTGAAGGCTTAGTACGACGCATCGTGACCCACGGATCGTAACGCCAGTTTGGCGCTGCGAACTCGCGCGGATGGAACATCTCAAAGAGTGGGACGCTCCACCCTGGGAAGGAATATTTATCCCCTCCCGGGCACAAATCGGAAACGGCACCGGGTCCGTGACGTGGCACTAGATCCGCTGGATCAAAGTCCGTTACTGGCACAAGCCAATCACGAACCAAGTCCAGGTTCCTAACCAGCTTCCGCAGGAGAGGACTTGAATAGAATCCAAGTCCGTCTGCGAAAGCACCACCACAAGGATGGCACATAAGGTCAGAATCCACAGATCGCGGCGTTCGAAGGTCCTGGTCAATTGACCAGAACTCCTCGGCGGCTTTGCGATTCGCGCCTGGTTTAAACGGCTCGACGAACCTCTTCTTGAAGTAAAGAAGCTGCCGAGCCATAAGAACCAGATTAGGATCCAGGTCGCCACTATGACCGACGAAATGGCTAAGAAAGCCATCAAACAGAGAATCCAAAAGAGGGATCCTCTGTCCATCGCCGAACCTGACGTCTTCGGAGGTTGGTGGTTCATACCATTGCCCTCCGCTGAGCACCTTGTCAAACCACTTCCCTAACTTCGGGAAGTAGGTGACAGAGAGGCGGTGAAGCCCCTCAGCACCCAGTTCATCAAGTTCTTCGATGAGCCGGTCATAGGCCCATGGGTCTACGCTTGCGCAATCTCGTGCAATCGCGCGATAAGCGTTCAGCGTAAACCCATCGAGGTCGTGTATTGCTGACATTGGGGTTAACCTCCGTTATCAGCAACCCACAACAAGCCATATCCCGCTAGTTTGCGGGGCGGACGTCATCTTCGACGTTCGACGCCTCCTTGGAGGCGGCTAT